TTACCAGGCGCAGGAAAGCTTCGCGCGTGGCTGGATTCTTGGAGAGGGTTTCCGTGAGGGCTGCCTGGCCCTGCCAGGAACGGGCAGTAGCCATCAGCTGGTCGGTTGTGAGGTCTTCGAGCGATTTGACGGTCATATGGGGATCCCGTATCGGTCAACTACAGGTTATCGATGCCCTCGAATCAGCCGCGTCCGCCATTGGGCTTGGAAATCGTTAACGGATTTTTTTGCGCGATGCGCGAGGGCTTGTCCAGGCCGCCGTGCTCGGCATAACGCGGCGGGTTGATGATCTGGCCGTTCTCTTTTTGCGGATCGGTGGGTTTGCGCAACCCATCGGTTGAAGGTTCGAGGTAGCGGTTGGCCATGTCAAACTCCTTGCGGTGCTGGTTGCTGCTGCGGGGGCTTATTGCCCTGACTCATCTGCTGCAAAATCTGGCGCTGCACATCGGTGCCTCCGCCCATCTGCGGAAGTTGCCGCACCATCTTGAGAACTTCGGCCGGCACCAGGTCGGACGAATCCTTGCGCGACGCCAGTGTACCCAAAATGGTAAGCGCTCGCATTATTTTCTGCCCCTCCTTGCTCTCGGCCCCGAAAACGGGCAACGCTTCCTCGAGCATATTGAGGGAAATGTGAATGTTGGTCATGGCCGCGGCCTTCAAGCCCTCCTTCTCCTGGGGCTGAGCCATAGGCGCCGCCGCAGGGGACGCCATGCCGGCGCCCGGCGAGCCGCCGGGTGGTGCACCACCAGGCGGCGGGGCGGGCTGAGCGCCACCAGGGGGGCCTCCGGCACCACCGCCGGCACCCATCATCTGCTGCATGACCTCCGGGGGGACGCTCACCGGCGGACCATGCGCCCCGGCGCGCGCGCAACCGGGCGCGCTGTCGCGGCGGGGCGCAGCGCGGGACCGGGTGAGCGCACCGTCGGCGGACGAGCTTGAATGCGCGCAGGCAGGGCGATAGGAGCCGCTCGCGTTGCCATCAACGGCTCGGGCTTTTTTTCTTGCGTTGTTTGTTGCGCGCGTACTTGCCGCCGCCGCCACGCGTTCGTGCCGGAAGTGCCACGGGGGTCTCCTGCTAGCGTCTGCGCGTGCGCGCGCCTTTGAGGCGAGCCGGGCGCGCGGGTGGGTTGACCTGGTTCATCAGGGGGTGACCCCTACTTGCGTCTGTGGCGGCGCCGGGCGCGCGCCATGTGGCCTGCTTCATTCATAGATTTTCCTTGGGGATGAAAAATTGGGGCAAGGTGGTTATGCCACCCACCCCCAAAAGCTCAGCTGCGCAAGACTTACTTGCGCTTGTGACGACGCCGATGACGGGCCATAGTCTTCTCCTTCGTTAAAAGGCGGCCACCTGATTACGGGCAAGCAGCCACACCCGGATCAACTTGTCTACGAGTCCCGACTCTTAGAGCGCGAGTGACTCGAACGTTTCATCTTAGTCGCCGGGAAGCGACCCTTGGGGTTGCGGTTGAAGTTGCGCTTGTACGCGCCACCCGGAGTGTCCTTGGTGCCGCGCTTGGTGCCTTCATCAGCCATAGTCATTTCCCTTTACCGTGGTGAGATGCCGTGTGCGGATCCTGACCCGCTGCGGCGGCCATCTGCGCCTGCTTTTGCTCTTGCGCTTCAATCTTTTTGAGCCGTTCCTTAAGCATTTGTACCCCCGGAGGGTCGTACATGTCAAGCAAAGTCTCCCGGTCGATCGCGTGCGCCTCGAATAGCTGGATCGCATCATGCTTGCGATCCTCGACGAAGATCGGTGAAGAAGAATGGGCATCGACCTTGACTTCGAAGTCTTTGGTGAACTGCTCGGCAGTGAAAATCAACTCCTTGCCCATGGCGTCAGCTTTGAAGCGCTGCGGACTCTCCTCCTGGACGTTGCGCAGCATCAAGCTGGCAATGTCCTCAGCTGCCTCTTCGGCAACAATTGCGCGTTCTTTAGGCCGCGAGGAGCCCAAACGCGCCATCAAGTCCGCCTGGCCGCGGGAGCGCACGCCCGGCTCACCCTTGCCCTGGAGCACGTGACCGATGCCGGCAATGTCGTCGAACATCTGATCGATCTGGGCGACCTCAGCGAACACATCGGCGGGCATCTGCGGAGCCAAGGACTCAATCTTACCCCCCGGCATGGCCGCCGAGAGGAAGCCCCCGGGAGAATTCAACGCCGCGAACTTTTCTTCAGCGATGCCGCCCATGCCTACGCCGTACTTGGGCGGCTTCAATTGCTTGGCCAGCAACTCGCGGATCTGGTAGACGCGCTCGGTGCGCCAATCCTGCAGCCAGGCCAGGCGTGCGGTAAAAGAGTCGCCCCAAAAATAATCGTAGAGGTTGTGCTCAGGGCGCACCACCACGAAGTGCGGCGCCCCCGCGATCCCGACGCGCGATGCCGGCCGATCGTAGATCGTCACCCCCGGCGCGGCGATGCTCGCCAGCTGATAATCCCTCAAGTCGTCGTCGTACACGTAAAGGTCGCACATATCGATCAAATCGGCCTCGACCTTGGGGCCATAGCTGTACTGCACGCTCCCGCGCCCGGTCATACCCCCCTCGATGTAGGACGAACTGCCGGTGCCCTGGCCGGTAGCAATCGACCCGGCAATACCGTCGACAGGGCCCCCGATGATGAGCCGGTTGAGCCCTTCGGAAAAGGGCTTTGTGCCGTCCGTTGACCCCCGGCTACCGGCGCGAGCCATGATGCCGCCCTTGCGCGGGTTACCCTCGAGCATGGATTCTAATTGCGTCCTGGTGATCGTGTAGCACATGCAATAAGCTTCCTGGTCGGTGAGCTCTATCACATCTTCCCGCAGCACCCCGAACTGGTGAGGCTCCACGAGATACGTGCGAATCATCTTGTTGGCGCGACTCCACTGCACCTTCATGAGCATGGAGCCGAATACGAACGACCATTTGAGCGCCAGGCCAAAGCGCAGGTGCGTGCCGCTCATGCGCCACTGATCGGTTACCTCGCGAGCAATCGGCACCGCCTTGTACACATCCTCTGGGTCGGCCGTTTCCCCTAAGTGAATGGAGAAGCGCACCGCATCAGGGGAGTAAATGAAAGAAGAGAGCGTATCGATCGTGGAGCCGATCTTGTTGTAGGGCGCCCCCTCCTTGGAAGCGGCGCCGAACAGGTAGTAGTTGCGCAAGGAATTGTAAAAAGCAAAACGCTCCTGCCGGCTCGCCAAACACTGGCGCGTGAGCTCGTCGTAGAACTGCTGACGTTCAACCGGCCCTTTGGGGATCTTCACTTAGGCAGCCTTGGGCGGGCCGTCGCCATGGACCCCGGTGCGCTCAGCCCGCGGCACCGCGCGGGCCGTGATGCCGCTGCTGGCCGCGGCGCGCATTCCGTTTAATTTGCCCGGCGCGGTGAGCGTGTCGCCCGCTGGCGTGGTAACGGTGATGTCCTTTTGCGCGCTCTGCTGCAAAGCGGCAAAAGACACGCCGGGCAGTTTCTTTTGCACGGCCTCGGCGCCCCACAACACCGCATCCCCACCCTTGCCGCCGTGGGCGGCCTCGCCAGCGCGCGCCGAGCGAAAGTTCGATAGACCCATACCCTCGGCGCTCTTGCGAATGCCGGCGTCGAAGCGTTTGGTCTTGTCCGAGATGTGCCCGGGCGCGCGCAAAAAAACCTTGGTCACTGCGGAGGAATCGCAACCAAGGGCGGGGCAGATTGCATGGCTGCCCTCAAACCCACCGTGACGCGCGCATTTGAAATCGTGCAGGATCATCACCACGCCGGTATGTTGCGTATGGTTCCGTTGTCATTGATCGGAATCCATTTGGTTGGGTTGCCCGCCGTGGGGCCATTGGTCAGGGTCGCGGCCTGCGCGGCCGCGTTATTGGTAAGCGCCACGTTGGTGGCCAGCAGCTGCGCGTTGCCCAGCGTCATGATGCCGGTGGTCAGATCGACGGCGAACACCTGGTTGAAAGTACCCGGTGCGGTGCCCGCCGCGCCGGAAGCGCACGAATACATCTTGTAGATCGGCGCGTTGGTGCCCACGCCCTCGGTGAACACCATCAGCGCGCAGGGGCCGGTGTCGTCCCGAGGCAGGAAATTACCGTTGGCGTCCAGGCCGACGTTGTGGCTCCAGTACTTCATGACCAGGTCACCGGCCAGCGCATAGAGCGCACCCGAGGTCAAGACGGAATTGGAGCCCTCGCGAAACGGGGACGTGTCGCGGCTGATGACCTGCTGGTCTCCCGAAGCGGGCAACATACCGGTACTGTTCATCGGGAACACCCCGCCGGCAGGGTTGTTCAAGCCCGTGGTGTTGCCGCTGGCGTCCGTGGCCAAGGTGGGCACCCCTATCGTGGGACCGCCCGTATTGACGGGCTGGTGACCCACCACAACGCCAGCGGCGTTGATGACCCAGCGAATCATTACCTGGACAGGATTGGCCATTTACAGTCTCCTCAAACGCGGCGTGGGGCCGGTGAGGTCGATGCAAAAGACGGGCATGGTGCGCGCGGCCGGTTCGACCGGCGCCGCTTTGCTCCTGTGCGCTACGCCTTTGACCACGGCCAAGTCCCCTCGATCCACCGCACCGAACATGATCGACAGCGAACGCTGGTCAAGGGCTGTCAGCTGGCTCTGGCCCCGGGCGATGCGCCGCACCAATGCCGGGCTGCGCCCAATATAGCGCGCAACATCCGAGATGTGCAACACGGTCGAGTCCGCAACGCCCCCGGCGCCGTGCAGCAGCGCGGCCAGGCGACGGATCAACTCCTGCTGGGGGAGCGTGGGCGCTGGGGTGAAGGTCAACGCGAGCTCATCGCAAGCCCCGAAACCCTATCCCCTGGCGGCGCAGGTAGGCGAGCACGTTGGTCTCCACCGGGCTTTTTTGGCGAATCTCCTCCGGGGGGCGATTCTCGCGCGCATAGGTGCGATTGTTGGCCTGGAGTTCCAACATCAGCTGGTCATTCCAAGCCATCACCGCGATGCACATCGCCACCACCATATCGTCCTTGGCCCGGCCTTCGCCGCCGATCTGATCGCCCTGCCGGTGGATGTTGCGAAACTGGGAGAGGCATTCGGGGGAGTTGATGCCGAGCATATCGCGCTCGAAGTAGGAGCGCGCCGTGGAGAACATGCGGATCTTCTCCTTGGCGTTGGTCTGCCACTGCAGCGCGTAGGAGCCCATCAGGCTATCCTGTTTACGCCAGAGGTAATCGCGAATATTGCCCACCACATCCATCGGCCCCTTGCGGGGGTCGCCGGCGCGCATCGTGCCGACCATGCGCTTCAAATTGTTGAGCTCATTGAACACCGCACCACCCGGGCCTTGCATCTCCAGGGCGAGGATGGTGTTGCCGTAAAAGCCCGCGAGGTGAGCGATCACCCAGGCGAACTGGGCCTCGGTCCACTCGGCCGTGTGCACTTCGACGGCCTGCTCCACCCGGTCGGCATAGCAGCGAAAGATGCACACCGCGAACTCGTCAGCCCATTCGGAGGATCCATAAGCCGGGTCTGCACCAAGGGCGTAGTAGCCCGGGGTCTGCGGCGTGCCATCGGCCGCACGGTCCTTAACAGGCCACTCCCACACGGAGACCTCGGCATTGGCCTCGGAGGTCTCGATGAACTCGGTGTCTTCGAAGTTCAGGCCGAACTTATAGCGAAAGAACAAGCGATCGCGGGTTATAGCTTTCTGATACGCCGCGTTGGTGCGCTCGGAAGAGAAGAATTTGGATCCTGATAGCTGGAACGCATAGTTCTCCGTGGGCGGCATCTCCTGCAGAGCCATCTGCTCGTCGCCCTTGCACTGCTCGGTCACGTACCAGCGCCACCAGGCCAATTGCTCGGGCGTGATTTCAAAACCGTAGAGCTCGAAGACCTCACCCATCCACACCCGCTCATCGGTGGTGGGCTCGCCGTCCCAATACTCGGCGAACTCGATCGAGTTGCGATCCTTTTGGTAGAGCTCATTCCTCCACCAACCAATGAAGATCGCCTTTTGCGTCTGGGATTTTTTAGCGACCTCCCACATCTCGTAGAACATGTTGAAGCCGCGCGCCGTGGACTCAAATATGTAGAGCCGGTCGGGGTTGACTTGCGCCAGCGTGTTCATGAGGGAAGTGAACCCCTCCTCGTCACCCCAGCTGGAGCACTCGGTGGCGTGCAGGAAGTTGACTGCCTTGCCGCGGCCCAGGTTGCCTTGCTTTCGCAAGCCGGCCACGAGATAGACCAACCGGGATTTGTTCGCCAGGATCAGCTGCGTGCGATTGTGCTTGTCCTGCTCGGGCTTCTTGTTGTTGGGCAAAGACTCCATGTACTGATCAAGGTAAGAACGGAAGAGCTCGCGATTCTCATCGGTGTCCGTGACCACGGCGCCTTGCATACCCCCGTGGCGGAAGAGCCAGTAAAGATCGAGTGCAAGAGAGATGGTCGACACCCCCATCTGCCGGCCCTTGAGCACGACGAAGGTGTGCACGTCGCGCTCCAACCCCTCGGCTATCTCCTCAATGAAATAGCGCTGCGAGCCCAGCCAGGTGAGTGGCTTGGGGCCCTTCTCCTTCGAATCGATTTGCAGCAGTTTGCAGAACGCTTCGAAGCGCGCGACGGAGAACTTTTCCACCAGGGGTGGGCGGGCGTTAACCCACCTTCACAAACTCAAAGCGGCTGCGCACGAAATTCTGGAAGTAGGACCCTGGTGAAGTCGCGGCCAGCAGCGCGTCGTACTCCTCGACCGGCACGCCGCTATAGCGATACACCGAGCCGCCCTCGAACTCGACTTCGAGCTGGCGCCGGCGCTCGTCGTACCCGACGCTTTTGAGATTGCTCGAATCAACAACCTGGCGATCCATGGCCGTGGCTACTCGGCCGTGTCATCTTTAGGTGGAAGCGGGAACGCCAGCTGCTCGCCGTTGAGCGCATCGCTCACGGCGCGAGCCGCGGCGCGCTGCGGCGGCATCTCGAACACATTGCCGGCCGCGTCGCGGGGGTTAGGTGGCGCATTAGCGCCCGGCGGCGTCATCACCCGCGGCGCGGCCGCGGCCTGGAAAAAGTTGGCCATCATCTGCTGGTACATCTGCGCCTTGACGTTGCGTTCGATATGCGCGCGCAGCCCTGCGGGGAGCTCGCTGTCGTCGGGCAGCAGCTCGACCCAGCCGCGCGCCTCGCCTTGCTCGAAGAGGGAACTGGCTAACTCGAGCGCATTGGTGGCGAGCATCGCCGCGCTGGGTGTCTGACCGGTGGCGTCGCGCGCGGCGCTGTAGAGCGGGGACTTCAAGAACTCCACGGCCAGGCGCAGCCGCAGGTCCATCTCGCAACCGTTCTCGTAAGCGCTCAGGGGATTCTGGTGGTAACGGATGCTGGCGTGCTCGCTCATGCGGTTCTCCAAACTTTACAACGCTTGCCGTCGATTTTGCGAACGGCGTAACACTGGTTTTTATTTCCCGGTTTTTGCCGGTAGCGCCAAATCGCCGAACGCACCACCTGGTCCGGCCGATTCAATGTCATCGCGTCGCCTACCTCCAGCAGATGGAAACCATACGCCGGTTCGGGCGTTCGAGGCTTGGGTACGTCAGGGGCCAGGCGCTCAATGGTGCGCTCGATCGGCACCCCGTAACGACCGAAAGGCTTATGGACCCATCTAGAGTGTGTTTCCGCCATTTAAATCAATAGTTTACTTACCACACGAACGCTCATAGTAACACTCCAACATACGGACTTGCGAACGCTTTTTGGATTTTGTTTTAGGTGGGGGATGTGAGGGTCCCCGAATTTCGCGGCGCTGGACCCAATGGATTGTTTAAATTTCGGGGGCGAAAATAGTGAAAAGAAGACAAAAATCCATACCGCAACCCCCTGACAGCGCCGTCAACCGCGTACCAGCAGCCGCCAGACCGACCATCACAAACCCAATAGTCCATTTAATCAATGACTTACACAGTGTACTTCTGAAAATAACCATTTTCAGAAATGTATGGTTTACGCCACAACAGCGCGAAGCGAAAGCTACTGTCTGATTTACGCAACACGCGGCTCGTGCGCCCCACCCTTCGGAAAACCATAAAGCATATTGCTGCTTATAAATTACTCAAACGCAAGATTCTTGCGTTCTTGCGCAAGAATCTTGCGTTCTGCTATGTCCCCTATTTACAAACCATATTCCAGTCCGATAACATCGCTACAACAAGCAAATGATTAATACAAACCAAAAGGACCGCGCCATGGATACCCGCCAGCAAGAGCTAGACGAAGCCCGCCGCAACTCCCCTTTGCTCTGACGCAAGCCAGGTGGCAGCGTGCTGCTACCTGACGTGCGCCAGTACTGGCAACGTCGCACGGGCCGATAGCCCGCTAAACCCTGAAAGGCTTTTCAAATGTCCACCCTCATGCAAGCTTCCGAACAATGGCGCAACCGTCCCGCCCTTTGGCCGTTATGAAGACCCTGACGTCACCCCCCGCACCTGGTCAAACCCGGACCATCCCCAAATCGCTCCAGGACGCGCTAAGGCAGCGCGTCCCCTTCTCCTGGCTGCCTACAGCGGACCGGCGCGGGACGCTCGCCCTGGACCGCCGTATGGCAGCCCGGCAAGGCTTTGTTGACCGCCGCAAGCCCACCCCGTGACCAGGTGCGAGCTCACCCAACCAAAACGGCGCCTTCGGGCGCCGTTTGCTTTTAGGCAAAGTTACTGGCGCCCGGCAGTTTCAATGCACCATGCCACCAGACAGTGACCCGGCGCGCCCTAGCGCTTCGGCGATGGCAATCAGGATCACGGCCAGGTACAAAATCGGCATGGTCCGCACCTGCGACAAAATCGCGATGATGACCGCGCCAACGATCAACACGAATTCGATTCCGAAAAGAATGTTCACGGGGTCTCCCCTTTGCAGTAACCCCCGGACCCTAACGCGGGGCTGGAGCGTGGTCTGTGCGGTAGGCAGCGGTCAAGCCAATTCATGCCCCGGCCGCTGGCCGAAAATCAGCCAGCACGCCGTGCGCAGCCCTTTGCTCATGTTCCCGTGTCCAAGGTGCACCGCAATGTCTACTGTCCTGTGATCCAGACTCAAACCGACCAACTTGAGCTCCCCGTCCCGTTCAAAACGCGGACAGCCTTGAATCGTCAACGACGCCTGGCACGCAATCCGCAACCCCAGACTCATGTTGCCATTACCGAGGAGGCGGGCGCGCGAGCGCGTAATTTCATCGAGGCGCGCACTCCTTTGCTTACCGGTCGCCTTCCCCCAAGTACCCCAAAGTGATTTCTTGCGCATGATCCTGTCTACCTGTCTACGCTGCCGTGGGGGGTGAAACCCCTAGCCATTGTATATAGTACTCTCTTAATATCCCCCTGTTACAAATTCACTATATACTTCCATTCTAAACTTTCTAATCTCATATATAAATAGTAGACAGAGAAGACAACCTAATTATTTTGACCAATATTTGAAGCTTTTCCGATCATCGTCCTTACCTACGTGTTTTTGAAAACCAAGCCTTCGCAATATATTCGCTACGCGCACCTGATTTTGTCTACCCACCGTCCGAGGATCGTAGCCAAGCGCGTTCTGCAAAACCCCTTCCAAAGTGATTTTTTCGGAAGTTTCCGTGACGAATTTGCGCACTGCATCAAAGCCGATTTCCTCCATTTCGAAGGTCTCGTGCTCGTCCTGTGCCAAACGCTCCGCGTCAGCCCAAGCGACCCCTCCCTGCTCAAAAAGGTACGCGCCTTCAGCCCAAAGTTGATCCCGATCCCGCGCGATGCGCTCTGCTTCCCCCCACTGCACCGTCACCGGTAGCCAACGGCGGTTGCCCGTGGCGTCCGACAGGAAGTCGTCCCGGTTGGTCGATCCGATCATCAGGAAGCGCCGCGGCACGGTTATCGCGATTTCCTCATACTTCGGGGTCCACCGATCCGCGCGCTGGGTCACCCAGGCGTTGACCGCTTCGTGGTCTCGTGCGCCAAGGCCGCGCAACTCCACCAATTCGGCCACCAGGCAGCCGCGCAGGCGCCGGGATAGCTCTGCATCCCGTTCGGCCAGATCGAGCGTCGTGAACGCTTCTGGTACCGGTGCCAGGGCTTCTATTGCGCTGCTCTTCCTCTTACCCTGCTGCGACGAATGCAGGATCACCACCATATCCGCTTTGACCCCTGGCACCAGCGC